TAATCTCGGCCATGCAGCGGCACACATCGTAGGGAGTGAAGAACTGCCCGGCGTGCGAGTTGCCCAACTCGCACATCATGTACAGCGAACCGAGGAAGTCTTGGTCGGGATTCTGCTCCATACCCATGATTACCTCGCCCAGCATTTCAGCCATGCCCTCCCGCTCCTTGGCAGAGTATTTTGAAACGATGGTCTGATACATCTTGGTGCGCTCTGGGGCATTTGTCTTGTCCGTGCTGTTCGAGATCTCGATGGCCGTAAGGGTGACGAAGTCCTCCCAAATCTCCCAGCGGCTGTGCTTTCCAGTCAGGCTATTGAAGATTTTGAGGAAGTTCTTCTGGTGGTCATCCCGGATGCTGTGGGTCACTGCTGCCTTTGCCATAGGTTACTCCTCCTCGCTGTCAGCAGCGGCGATGGTGTAGTGGCCGTTGGAGAACTCAATCACACCAGCGGATTCCATATCATCCAGCAGCGCGATGGCCTTTTCTGCGGTTACGCCCATCTGCTGCTCCAGCATGGCCTGCGTAACGCCGCCGTTCTGCCGGGCAATCTCGGTGGCCTTGGTCAGTTCATCGGCTGCGGGTTCCTCCGCATCGTCCAGTTCCTCGGCATCAACTTCTTCCAGCGGTTCGGCCTCCCCTGGGAGATTCGAAGAATCAGGCTCATTTTTCCGGGGCGCATCCTGCTGCCCACCGGATTCCGGAATATCCGGCATTTTGTAGCCGAGAGCTGCCAGCTTTCCACCCTCGACCAAATCCCGGAAGAAGAACTGGAGCCAGAGGTAGTGCATATTCTTGAAGATGTTCTTGATTTTGTTGAACAGGGTGTCGGAGATGGTGAACGTCTTGCTCATGCGGTAGGTCAGGTTCCCATCCTTGACGGTGAACAGGATGGATGCACCCGGCGAGATGTAGTTATCCTCGGATGCCTCCTCCAGCATCGACATCTGTTCACCAACGCCGCCCAACGGACGGATAACCAGCTTGATGGGGTATGCGTTCTTGATGAACACATAACTCAGGTTGTTGGCCTCGCAGATGCCCTTGAGTTTTTCACGGTAGACTGCGAAACGTGCGGATTCAGACAGAGAATTATCCATGATGAAGCTCCTTTCAAGTAGCTTTTAAGTAGTCGAAAATTTGTAGTCGTTCTCCCGGTTCTCGATGGCGGTCAGGCCAAGTGCGTAGGCTGCCCACACATCGGCCTTAAAGCCATAGAAGAAATCCGGCTTTTTCTTTGTGCCCTTGCCGTTTTTCAGGTCATGGGCTGCAAATCGGTCAATCAACGCCCGCCGGATGGCGGTATCGTTGGCTCTGCTGTCGTGGCAAATGTGCTTTTTCTCCTCGATGCGGCACAGCATTCGCACCGGGCATTGGTCGGAAAGAACTTGGTAAAAGCGGCCGATCCAGACCGTAGTGTCGAAAACGTCCCGACCAACCGACATTCCGTAGGAGGCCACCATCTCGATGACCGCCCACCGCCAGCCCTGTGCCCCGGCAGAGGAAAGCTTTTGCAGCAGCTCTGCATTGTCGATTTTTCCAAATTCCAGAGGGCGCAGGGTGCTGCGATCAATCACGCAGTAGCCAGACTGGGTGTTGCCGGGGTCGATAGCGATAATCGGAAAGGTGCTCACAGGTACGACCTCCCAAACTCTTGGATGAACCGCGCCTCTGGCCAGCCGTAATACTCCATGGCCTTTTTCTGCGCCCACTTTTTTAAGCGGAGATCGGCCTCTCTATTTGTATGTACGGCAGTCACGCCGTTCTGGTGGCACAAAGGGCAGAGGTTTGCCCACAGGCCAAGCCGCTTGCTCTTGTCCCGGTACGGTCCGAAAAAGACTTCGTGCCGAGCAGTGTGATACCGCCCGCAAATCAGACAGGTGGGGCTCTTGCTGAGGATGCTGGGCGCATAGCCATTGCTGTCCAGCTTCTCGCCGTATTCATTTTGTGCCATATCAACGTCTCCTCCTACGCTCAAAAGACTGCTGGGAAACCTGTTGCATAATCTGCTGAACCTTGTCCTGCACACCCTGCTCGGCCAGTACGTTGACGGGCTGCGTAGTAGCTGCGATACGCCCAAGGGCCTGTGCCCGGACACGCTTGATGAAATTCAGCTGCTGCTTACGGAACTCCTTGTCCACTTCCGCAGCGTCCTTGCTGCCATCAATATCAGAAACTTCCATTTCCTGGGCTTGCATAGCCTCCGCAGCGCAGCGGCGCAGCTTTTCCATCGCAACGTCCAGACCATCCTCATGCCCCCACTTGTTCAGCTGCTCATAGTTGGCATGGCTTTCCTTGCGCAGCCGTTCCAAGCGGTCTGGACCATAGTGCAGCACATCAATAACCGCCTTGGCGTAAACCTGCCAAGCAATTTTGGCAGCCCTGTCGCCAGCAATGCGGTACTGCTGCTCTTTGCGTCCACGAGGCAATCTCACCATCGGGATTCGGTAGTCGGAAGAAACGTATCCAGCCAGCCAGCTTTCCCGGATGGCCTCTGCCTTGTCCTTGGAGGGTCTGCCGTAGGCATCCGGGGTCATAATGACTTCGGTGTTCTGGTTCTCCAACTCGTCAATTCTAGCTTTAATGCGCTCCAGTCTGGTTTTGCCGACACCGAACTCCTGATGCAGCGCAATGGTGGTGCACAAACCCACGATTTGTCCGACCGCCTGTCTGGTGTCGTCCATTTCGGTCTCAAACGGCTTTTTCACGGTTCAACACCTCCTGAAATAATCCAGACCCGGCGGGAGCCCCACCCAGACCAGCTTAGAGCCTCACTGTGGGTCTTTACGGCAACGTCTAGCTTGTTACCTACCACCGCACTCCCGGTGTCCTGAACGACCCGGATACCGATGCCCTCGATATAGACCACCGTGCCGTAGGGCAGAACGCTGGTGTCGGCAGCTACGGTCACGCCCGGCTGCACCTTTGCGCCGCTGGATGTGATGCCGTGCCCCTCGCCACAGATGTGGGCGTATTCCTCGGAACAATAGGCTGTGCAGCTGAACGCCCCGGCGTATGTAAGGGTCAAATCGGTCTGGGCGTTCAGTTCTGCGGTCAGCTTGTCTACCTCGGTTTGGAGTTGGTCAATGGTTTCATCACGTTCTCCGGCCATGCGCTCCCAGTTGGATGACTTGCTGGCGTAGATATCCCGCTCGATTTCCAACTCGTCCACCCGCCGGGAGTAGGCCGTGCTTGCGAGGATGCAGCCAACCATCGCACACGAAAAGCACACGATCAGGCTGCGGAATGGTCTTTTCGACCTCATGCCGTACCACCTCCAATCTGTGCCGGGGCTGCGCCGCCGGGCAGAGCCGGGGGCTGCAAACTCTCAACCGGGGCATCCTGCACAGCCCGGTCGAAGCCCGGCCGGACGAACTGGCGCAGATCCGCGCTGCTGCGGCTGCTGAAAATCTCCGACAGGTCTGCCGGGGATCCAGCCCACCGCTGCACCACCATCGGGAGGGCGGCGAAGATTTTCGCGTTTTCCTTTTTGAAATCTTCGCCTTTCAGCTTGCGCCCATCGGGGGCAATGAATCCGCCGTGGGTCTGGTAGTACAGATTTGCCTCGATTTTCCGGGCAGCTGCCGCAGCCTGCGCCCAGAGGTCGTTCGCCGAGGGTTGCTGGGCTGACAGCAGCTTTTTAATTTCAGCGCACCAGTCCACAATCAGCTGGTTCTGGAATCTGCACTGTGTAAAGGCCGTATACAGTGCCTTTTCCACAATCTCGTCCGGGATGGTGCCGAACGCCCGGATGTAGATTTGCGTGTCAGCCCAGCGCTCCTCCAAGCTGCGGGCGCGGCCGTAGTGGTCATCGATGACCACCAGCAGCTCACGCAATTTCGTATCGGTCATGTTGTCGAGCCTCCTAAAAGTTCTCCAAAAATTTCATCGTAGTCATCAGCAGCAGAACGCTTTGGCTGCTGGCCCGCCGGGGGCTTACGCCGCTGGTCGCGGGCTTGCACATCGCCAAGGGTTTTCACGCCCTCATTCTTCCATGCTTTCAAGATGCCGTTGACGTAGTTCCATTTATGTACGCCAGACAGTGCGGCTTTTTTGATAGCCAGCAGGATGAGGTCATCCGTGAAAATCTGCCGCCATTGGAGCAAGGAATCCTTTGCGGCCGGGGGAAAGCTGCCGATGTTGTCCTCGAAAGACCGGACAATCTCGGCCAATCCGGGGTCGGCAGCCGGAAAACCGCCGCTGCCGTTATCTCTTACTCTGTTCTCTATCTCTTTATCTTTCTCTTTATCTTTATCTATCTCTTTCTCTATGGGGAGATTTTCCCCAGTGGTATCCCTACCACTTTCCCCAATGGAAAGAGGAGAATTTGCGGCTTGTAGTGTCTGCCTGCGCTTCTTGGCCGCCCAGTCAGTTTCACTGCCTATCATTTCCGAATAATCGGAAATCGACAGCGTTCCGTCTGGGTTTTCAAAAACAAGGCCGATTTGCTTGTACACCTCAAGAGCCACACGGACGGTTGCCAGAGAAAACCATTTGCATTCTCTCTGAATCTTTTCAACATCATAGGGAATGAGCATCTCTCCGATTTTTGACACCAGACAACCACCCGTGTTTATGGTTTTGAGGCAGAGCATTTGATAGAGAACAACATAGTTGGCACCATCTGGCTGGCTCATCAGGTAGTCGATTGCGTCCGAGGACATGAAGCTATCTTTGAGTTTTATCCAGTAGTACCGCTTACCTGTTGCCATTCAAACCTCCTTAGAACGGCAGGTCATCGCCATCGTCAATTTCAGAGAAATCATCGGGATTGCCCTGCGAGTAACTGGGTTGTGCAACTTCGGGAGCAGCTTCTGCGCCCTGCCACTGCTGCCGCTGGCTCTGGGTGTTAAAGCCCATCTGCTGCGGCTGCTGGTTCTGATAGGACGGCTGCTGGTAGCCCGGCGGCAGTGCTTCGCCGCTGTCATCGACACGCTGCTCAGTCTTGGGACCACAGAAGTGAATCTTCTGGACCACAAACTCGGTGGCGGTGCGCTTCTGACCGTTCTTGTCTTCGTAGGAGCGGGTCTGGCACTGGCACTCCACAAGAGCCGTGCTGCCCTTGCGGAAATACTGGCAAACGAACTCCGCCGTTTTACGCCATGCCACGAAATTCAGCCAATCGGTAGCCCGCCGGCCATCCTGACCGACATTGTCCCGGTCAACGGCCATGCGAAAACTGGCAACTGTCAGGCCGCTCTGTGTGGTCCGCATTTCAGGATCAGCGGCGAAGCGGCCCTGAAATGTGCAATTATTCAGCATCGGTGTCCTCCTGCTTGGTAATCAGCTCCGGATGAACTGCAAGCATCAAATCCAGCACAAAGTTACCAATGTCGTAAACGCTGCCGCGTGCACCCTTGTGATAAATGAGGCTGAGTTCGGCCTGCTTCTGGAGCAGTTCCTTGTACTCCTCAACCGGGATAGCGATGGTCTGGACGTTCAAATCTTCCATAACTGGTTCCTTTCTTCTCGCATGATGCGGACCACCTTGCGGCACTGGTCCACATCGAACATTCCAATATGCGTAAATTCAATCGGGGTGCCCATCTTCTCGGACAGCCAGCGGTAGGCCTCATTCCGGCGGCCACGGTAGGGACCGTATTTCCAGAGCGGGTCAAATGCTGCATGAGCTGCCTTTTTCCAATTGCGCAACTCCGAATTTGCCAAGCGGCCAAGGGGTTTGTCAGACCCCTTGTGTACGCCGACATAGGCGCCGCAGCGAGGGCAGAGGTAAATCATGCCGAAGCTGTGGCCGTGGTAAACCACCGAACTGTCTACGAAGTCTGCGGGCGTTCCGCAGTAGTCGCAGATGACGATTCGGCCTTTCATCGTGACCATTCCTCCTTGTACCGAGCCAACCGTTCCGGGGTATCCGTCTGGATGCCCAGTTCCTTGGCTTCTTCGATTGCGCCGTCCACAAGATGAGCAAACTCTTTCGTGTTCATCTTGTGGCTTTCCTTGTAGACAAAATAACAGGAGTAGTTTTTGCCGTTCTCCTGCCGGGTTTCATAAAGCCGGACATAGGGGTAAAAATCGCAGGGATCTACGGTTGGCGGGAGTTTTAATCCAACAGGTTTTCCATCCTTATCGCGGGCCAGTGCTCCGTATGACACCACAAGTCGCCGCTTCACGGCATCTTCGCTCTCTCCGGTTTCCGCAGAAATTTTGTTGCACAGAACGTGGAAATACGCATTTGCTGACAGGCTACGCTTTTCCCTGTGTTTTTTGATTTCCACATCCAGAACCGGCTCCAGATGCAGCTTGTCCCAGATTTCCCGGAAGTCGCCGTTGAGTTCCAACGTGACACGCTGTTTTCCACCGAGGGTAAAAGCCATGTCCACCAGCCGCCCGGTCATGTGGTATCCTCCTTGTCCTGATGGCAGTGCATATAGATGTACGCACTGTTTGACCCCATGTTGGCATAGAGCCAATCATTGATTTTTGCCACGCTCATGTGGTCACGCAAGACACGTTTTTCATAGATATACTCACCAGTCAGCTTTTTCTCAGCGATTTTTGCCTGAATCTCCTCGTCCTCGTAGTTGGCTTCGACCATGTAGAGATCGTAGTTCGGAGCGGCTATACCGTTCAGATTGTTCATGTCAGTGCAGTAGAACAGCTTTCCGGCGGGGAGCCAGACCTTCCATCCGCAGTTCGGAACATTGTGCTTCACCATGTTCGGAATGACATTGCAGATGCCGTAACCGTACATAGTTCCCGGTGTCAAAACATCAATCTGGGAAATTGGCACCCCTGCATCCACCAGCGGTTTGCACAACCAGTCGCAGCAGGCGAATCGCAGTGTTGGGCGATTGGATGCCAGTAGTCGAAGCGTTGACGGCTGGAAGTGGTCACAGTGGATGTGGGTCAAGAGAACTAGCTTCAGAGTTTTCCATTCTGCGGCCAAAGCCTTGAACGGAACACCGCAGTCAATCAGAATCTCATGCTCAATCACCACGGCGTTTCCCTTGCTGCCTGTTGCGATGATGTTGTAGCCGATCATAACGAGCTGAGGTCAACAACCTCTTCGACGGCAGTGGGCTCGCCCTGCGAAATATCACCGTGCGGCAAGGCCTGTCCTGCGTCCACTTCGGGCTTTCCAGTATGAAGTTCTGGCTGCTCCTGTGCGTCAGACATGACCTCCTGCGTAGTAAGGATTTCGCCATTATCTGCTACCGCTGCCACGGCATTATCGCTTTCCAAAGCCTTGGTCATTTCGATGCTCATAACACCCCAGAGAGAAATAAGCTGTCGAAGCATGGTTTTCTTTGCCATGTCATCGAACGACTTATACCAAAAGGACGAATACTTCCACATTTCGCTCTCCGGGATTTTGCCAGCCAGCAATTCCTCGTACTTCTGCCGACTGAACGCCTTGGAGTAGGTATCTGCGTGGTTCATCATTTTTTCTTTGGACCAGTACAGCACCTTGCGGAAACCGTTCATGTACTCAAAGTAAGCCATGTAGCCAACGGTAGGTAGCGCATCCCGCTGGTCATCGTCTTCGATGAACTGGAACTTGGGCTTGCCGGTCATCGAATCTTTGCCCAGATACTCGCCCTGCTTAATCTCGGTAACATCGAGATCCGCATACTGGCCGCTGCGCAGCGCCAGCTGGATGTAGCCCTTATATCCGAGGACGAACTGCGCATCGATCTTGTTTGCCTTGCGGTTCTTAAAGGGAACCAGATAATACTGGCCCAGCTGCGGAGAGGGGCTAAGGTTGAGGGATTCACCAAGCAGGGCACCCGCCAGAATCGTGCCGGCATCGCACTCCTGCAAAGCCGGATTGACCGCGACTGCTGAGGTGATGCTTGCCGTAAAGCGACGAACGCGGGCGGGGTCGCGCAGGGTGTTGGCAATCAAAGACTGATAGCCCTTAGTGGTTATCGCCACAGAAAACTTAGGCTTCTGCTGCGCTTGCAGCTGGTTGTTATACGTTGCCATATTCGATACCTTCCTTTTCAAGATAATTTTTCAGGCCGATAAGCTGCGCTTTCGTGCCCTTTGCGTAGAAGCGGGTCATCAGAATGGGCTCCGGCTTGGGCTGCGAGACCGGTTCGACATCGGGCTGCACAGGCATTTCCGGGTCTACTGAAATTTCCTGCGCTGGTTCAGGCTGCGTCTGGGCTGCTGCGGCAGCAGCGGCGCGAACTTTTTCTGCCGCAGCTTCACGTTCTGCCTGCCTGACACGGCGTTCTTCTTCCAGTCGCCGCTGCTCTTCGAGAGCCTTGTGACGGTTATCCACAACTTTAATCGCTGTGGGCAGGTCGAGGTTCTTCCGGTATTCCACCATGACCTCCGCAGAACTTTCCATAGCGTCGATTGCAGTAACATCGGACACGATGCCATCCACAAACGCCTTTGCCTGTTTTTTCAGAGCAGTGACGCTGTCGCTCATGTTGACTTTCGGCCGGTAGGTCAAGTCATCCATCCAGTCAATACCTGCGGCCGCCACCAACTCGTTGTAATACTCCTGAACAGCATCCGTCTTCTGCGCCACGATACCGGAAGTAACGTCCGTGATTTTCCGCTTCAGTTCTGCGTCTGCGGTCTGGAACGGCACCGTTATACACTCACGATAAACCTTTTCAAACTCGGTATACGGTTCAAGGATTTTGTCCTTGACAGCAATGCGCTGAGCTTCGTATTCCTTGAATTCCTTGGTCAGCTGTGCGCGAGCATCCTTGACGCTCTTATAAGTCTGCTCTGTGCAGACCAGCGAGAGCGCGTCAGCCGTGCGCTGCTCGATGTCAGCCTTTACGCTGTGCAGCCGCTCAACGATGATGGGCAACTGCTGCAGTTCGATAACCTGCAATGCGGTTTCCTGTGCCATGTGGCATCCTCCTTTTACTTTCCAAAAATGATGGTTTTCCCGGTGTCCTT